GGACGCAACATGGGAGTGACTGAATAAACTTACTGGCAACTGCTGGTTAAGGTGATGAGACACAGGTGGTGCTGCTTCGAAAGAAGAACCGATCAACCAATCGGGTCTCAGGCAATAACGTTTTTACTACTGTAGTAATGCCCGTTATTTGTTGGTATACAGGAATCCAACCTCCCTCTTTAATACAACAAAATAAAATCCAATTAATCCAATTAATCCGAGGTATCCAAAATGTCGTTTGCTAATCTAAAAAAGCAATCTAAATTAGGTTCTCTTACTCAGAAGTTAGTAAAAGAAGTTGAAAAAATGAATAATACAGGCGGTAGTACTGATGACCGTTTGTGGAAACTAGATGTTGATAAAAGTGGAAATGGTTACGCTGTAATTCGTTTCTTACCAGCTCCTAATAATGAAGATCTACCATTTGTAAAGTTATATTCACATGCTTTCCAAGGACCTGGTGGATGGTATATTGAAAATTCACTTACCACACTAGGACAAAAAGATCCAGTATCCGAGTACAATACTCAACTCTGGAACAATGGTACAGATGCGGGAAAAGAAACAGCACGTAAACAGAAACGTAAGTTAACTTATGTCTCAAACATCTATGTTGTCAAAGATCCAGCAAATCCTGAGAATGAAGGACAAGTATTTTTATATAAGTATGGTAAAAAAATATTTGATAAACTTACAGCAGCAATGCAACCTGAGTTTGAAGATGAGGAAGCAATCGATCCATTCGATTTCTGGCAAGGTGCCAACTTTAAGTTAAAGGCAAAGAACGTAGCGGGTTACAGAAACTATGATAGTTCTGAATTTGCTGCTCCAAGTCCATTACTTGATGATGATGACGCTTTAGAAGGTTTATGGAAAAAAGAATTTTCTCTCGCAGAATTAGTCGCAAGTGATCAGTTTAAAACATATGATGAACTTAAGAAACGTCTTGAGTCCGTGCTTCGTGTTTCAAGTCCTGTCAAAAATGCAGAAGACTTTGAACTAGAAGATGAAACTGAAGGACGTGGTTCTTTTAGATCAAATACTAGAGATTATGTACAAGAATCTAAACCAGAACCAGTTCCTGTAAGTAGTTCAGCAGATGAGGATGATGAAGCATTATCTTATTTTGCTCGACTCGCAGAAGAATAAATTTGTAGGGGGTTTTAAACCCCCTTTTTTTATGGTAATGTGATTGTTGTATTTTCTGTTTGAATTACGTTATCGTTTATAAACTGTGAAGAATTATCATACACCATAAGATCTCGAAAGTCATTTAAGAATTGTTGTAAGAATTCTGGTTTAAGAACAAAAATATTTCTTTTCTTCTCATTTAACAATGTCTCATATTCATAATTTGAAACTGCGGTTCTAGCCTCAACACCAGATTTTGTGACGTTGATTGATAAACCAGTATCATAAAAAGTTATTGAAAAATCAGGATCAACAACATTATCTTTTGCCATTATCAATTTTCCTTTACTGTCTTTAATTTCTCTTGTGACCCAATATCTTGGATTATCTAAATCTGTACCATATTTGTCAAGGGAATAATCATAAATCTCCTTACTTGATAATGGCCATTGATTTCGTACATTTGTAATTCCCGATGTAATTAAAACAACCCAATCTAATTCATCACTTCCATATAATCCTTCAGCAACTGTATCTGGTCTCAGACCCTCTGGTATTTCAAATTTATCAAATAAAGTAAAAATATTTTTAAAGTCATCTCTAAGTTTGATTCTGCGAAATAAATTTTTTGTTTCGACAAACTCAAGGGATGAATTTTTGTCGGGCAAAAAAGAAGGATAACGCATATTTGGTAGTTCTCTGAAATATCCCATTAGTATCCAACTCCTCCTTGTCCTTGCTCAGAATCATAATCCACATCATATACTGGTTCAAGTTCTTTGAATGATAAATCTAAAATCATAGACACTGGTGTTGCGTCTTCATAAGTTGCATATACACCTTCTCCAGTATAATTAACAGATACATCTGTAAGAAAACACTGTTTAAATTTATGTAAGAACGGATGATCTTGATTACCACTTCGATATCTAAGTTCAAATATATTAGGAGACTTTAAGAAGAAATTACCTCTTGACCCAGACTTATTAGATGACTCTCCAGTTTTGGGTGCCATGTTTCTTTTAAATGATCTTATGATTAACTTAATTTGTTCTGCCTCGGCACTACTTCTTGGTGTCATTTTAAATGAAAAACGAAAACTTCTAAGTGTCGGACCATTAAAGAGAAGTTCCATATTTGGATTAAAAATTTCTCCACTTTCTCTTGCTAGTAATTGATTAACTGAAACATTACCACCAAGAGCACCCACAGCTTTTGAAGTTAAAAACTTGGTTGCGATATCTTGAATTCCAGCTCCACCTCCTAGATTTCCTAGAGTTTGATCTACATTTGCTTTAAGTTTTCCACCAACTTCTGTAAGAGATTCCTGCATATTATCAAATTTTACACCTTCCATTATACTCATTGCTCCTTGTGCTGCAGCAGCTACAACTCCATTCATTCTACTATCACCATAACTGGCACTATTACCATCTTGAACTTGTGCTGGAATTTGAAGTAAAATTGTTCCACCATCTTTTAATACACGATTTGTTAGTCCACCAATTGATCTATATCCAACTCGATTATTTAAACTATTCCTTCGACTTCCAGGACCACTTATTAAACTACCAGCACCATTTTGGTTCTGACTATTTTTTGCCACAGGAACATACTCTAAGATATCAATCTGCAGATAGTCAGTAGCAGAAGAAAGTGCTTCATAAGGATATCTTAGTATATTACTACCACTACCACTTTGAAATAAATTTTGAAAAAAGTTGAGCATTTATTAACTTTTAAAATTTTTTTAATTATTTAGTCCAATTTTCCCATAAGGTATTGAAATAAGATCTTGTAACTCATCAGAATTAACGACATGAAGAGATCCAACTATTTCTTGCCATGTATATTGTCTACTTTGACCCCAATGAAAATTAATTCCACGGAAACCCCATTGAAATATATCACTTACCGCAACTAAGGGATGAGCATCATATTGAACATTCGGTGTTTTTGGAGCGTATACAAAAGTATATATACCACCAACATCAGGAATTTGCTCTGTATTTGATAAAACTTCTAAAATTTCAATCATTAAATCTTCAGGATCTTCGATTCCAATCAGTTTATCTCTTATTGTGTTGATACGACTCATTTAATTCCTAATTCGTGCTCTGTTAATACTTGAAATTTCCATAATCTATCTTTACAAAATTCATTTCCAGCTTTCCACTTTGCCATGTTTTTTGCGTATTCACGAACCTCATAAATGTATCCTTTAGTTTGTCTTTTAGGTTTTTTTGGTGGTGTGGTTTGTTTAGATGGTTTAACCTCAATTAATTTGTGAACTATTTTTCCACTACTCTCTCTCACCTTTACATAAAAGTCTGGGAAGTAACGATGAACACGATTATCGATTGGAGACTTATATGGAATTGCGATTTCTTCAGATGACCATCTCAATATTGATGGTGTTGTATCACAATATTTCATGAATTTCAACTCCCACAAAGACCTGTAGATAATGTTTGTTGGATCACCTTTATACTTGTAGGGACATCTCGGTTTATATTTACCTTTGTATGACATCTAAATAGATAATAATACAATAATTTATATAAGGTATTTAGAGTGGCAGAATCCTTTGCAAAAAAAATTACGATGACACAAGCCAAACAAACGTTTGGTAATATTGCGTTTAATAATCATTATATTGTGAATTTTTCTTCATTGAAACCTACAATCATCAGATATCTTGAGAGATCAACTGGATTTAGTGATATTGATGAGTTTATATCAAGAACCTCTGGACTTCTTTGTAGTGATGCATCTTTACCAGCATCCGCATTTGCGACAGCAGAAGTAAAAGATAATTTTATGGGAATTCCACAAGAGTTCGCACATACTCGTTTGTATACTGATATTGATTTTACTTTTTATGTTGATAATAATTATACAATGCTAAGATTTTTTGAAGGTTGGATGGATTATATTTCAAGTGGATCCGAAAGACAAGGTGTGACTGATCGTGTTAAACCATATTATAGAAGAATGAAATATCCTGATGATTATAAAGTTGATACAATGTCGATCACAAAGTTTGAAAGAAATTATGATCGAGAGATACAATATCAATTTATGAACGCATTTCCAAAGTCAGTTACTCCGATACCAGTTACGTACGGAGAAGCTGAATTGTTAAAAGTATCTGTAAGTTTTAACTATGACAGATATATAATGAAAAGAATTAATGAACCAGAATATAATTCACTTTTTGATGCTTTATTTGGTTCAATATCAAACATTTTTTAACCCCCTAAATAGATTTACTGAATTGTAATAGGATTATTATGCCTTTACCAAAAATTAATACACCGACATATGAGTTGGTGTTACCGTCCAACAATAAAAAAATTAAATATCGTCCTTTTCTTGTTCGTGAAGAAAAAATTCTAATTATCGCATTAGAATCTCAGGATATGAAACAAATTACTGATGCGATTGTTGAAATACTAAACGCATGTGTAATGACAAAAGGAGTTGAGATTACAAAATTGGCAACCTTTGACATTGAATATTTGTTCTTAAATGTTCGTGCGAAATCTGTAGGAGAAACAGTTGATGTCAACATAACTTGTCCTGATGATGGAGAAACATCTGTTGAGATGGAAATTCCAATTGATGCGATTAAAGTTAAGAAAACAAAGAACCATCAAAATATTATTAAATTAGATGACCAATATTCAATGAAACTTAAGTATCCTGAATTAAGTAAATTTGTTGAAAACAATTTTGAAGTTGGTAGTGATACAAGTGACGTATCAAAATCATTAAGTATGATCACCTCATGTATTGAAATGATTTATGATAATGAAGAGAGTTGGGATGCAAATGATTCTACAACAGAAGAACTAGAGGAGTTTATAGAGCAATTGAATACCAAACAATTTAAAGAAGTTGAAAGGTTTTTCGATACAATGCCTAAACTGTCACACACTGTGAAGGTGAATAATCCAAAAACAAAAGTTGAATCAGATGTTGTATTGGAGGGTTTGGCTGCTTTTTTCACCTAAGTATGGCTCATACTGACCTTGAGTCATACTTTAAAATTAATTTTGCGTTGATGCAGCATCATAAATATTCATTGACAGAGATTGAAAATATGATTCCTTGGGAAAGGGAAGTGTATCTTACTTTATTACGACAACATGTTGAAGAGGAAAACTTAAAGGCACAGCAAAACAATGGATGAGACATCTCCAGTATATGAAAATTTTAGTAATAAAATGACTGCCATGAGTGGCAGACCAAAATTGAATGTGACAAATATGAAATCTCCATTCAGTGGTGGTGGAAGTATTGTGCCAAAAATGGCTCCTGGTTCTAAATTTATTCCAAGACCCTCTGGTAGAGGTGGAACTATTATACCACCAGAAGGACTAACAAGAAGAAAAAGAAGAAGTGATGCAAAACCATTTGGACAAGTTAAGGCAGAAATTGATTTAAAGGAAGAAAGAAAAAAATCTAGAAACGTATTTAAGATGATGGCAAATCTTAAAGAGAAAATTGCTATCAACTCAAAGAAAATTACTTTACTCAAAAATATATTACAGGCTAAAGATAGTTATGGTGGAAAGGAAGATCCACTAGAGGAAACTAATAAAACAATTGAAGAGATTGGAAAGATAATAGAGAAAGATTATGACTATCGAATTTCTCAAGAGAAAGAAGAGAATGATAGATTAAGATCAGATAAGTCAAAAGAAAAACAAGATGAATCAGAATCTAAATTAGAAAAT